GGCAGTGGTGTTGCAAAGGTCAGGACGGAGGCCGTGCCGGTGGCGTTGGTCAAGGTCCGCGTCTGCAGAGCGCCAGCTGGCGTGACCACGGTCAGGTTATAGGTTTCACCTGTTACGATGTCGATCGGCGCATCCACGGTGATACTGGTCGCCGTGGCGGCAGCGATGCGGCCACCGTAGCGGGCCGGAGCAAGTGCTGGATCAACGACCTGGATGAGGCGCCCCGGAAATGCCTTTTGCGCGTGATCATAGCCGGCCTGATAGGTGACTATCTCGGTCTCATGCTGCTCGGTGTCGAGCGCCCATTTGCCGATGCGCCTGGCGAGGCCGCGCGACGTGCAGCCATAGGCAGCAATTTCGATCGGCCTACGGCCGTAAAGAGCGATCGCGGCCGGGTCCTCGACGACCTCGACCGTCGGCAGATAGCCGTTATTCGGGTCATTCCAGGTAACCAGGGCGACCGAGTGGCGGACAAGGTCGTCCGAGCCTTCATAGTTGAACTGGCCATCGATGACGTTGGTCTGATTGACAACCAGATCCGGATCTGAAGGGCAGTCCTGGACCGCTGAAACCGAACCGGCGCCCCAATAGACAAAGCCACGGAAGGACGAAGCTATCGAGCGGATGACTGTGAAGGCGTCTTCCCGGGTGTTCAGGACGCCATTGAACGTGAATCGTGGCTCCAGACCACCCTTGCCGTCCGCGACCATGCCGTCGCAGTACTGGGCAATATCGTAAAGCGTCCATTTGTCGACGGCGGCGAGGTCGATATCGTCGCCAAGCCCATAGCGGGGCTCGGTCAGCAGGTCATAGAGAATCCAGGCCGGGTTGTCGGTCGCGGCGCGCTTGAAGGTGCCATCCCAGATGCCGCCGGTCGTACCCGGGCCGGTCGTGGCATAGACCCGGGTGTCCGGATCCCAATTCATGGGCACCAGGACTTCGATGCCGGAGATCTCGTAGCCCCGGCCCGGGACATTGTCGCCGAATTGCTGGGAATTCACGTCGAGGACATAACCGGCGACGTTCGGATAGCTGAGCTTGCTGTCGATGACCTTGGTATAGGTCGCCCAATAGGTGTCGTTGCTGGTCAACGCCGAGCCGGCATCGGGCGTGGTCCGGCGAACCCGGACAGTCCAAGGCGCCCCGCCCGCAGGCAGCGAGACGCGATATTCACGCTCATAGGGCGAGCTGCATTTGCCGCTGATGGTATCCGCCAGCACCTGGCCGAAGGAGCCGCCATTGGGCTGCACATCGATCGCGATGCTGACCGCCGTCTCGAGCACGTTGCCCTTGTTGTCGACATTCTGCAGGGCCGGAATGCGCACCTTAATCCGCAAGGCATCCAAATCGGGATCAGATACCGTCCGGGTGACGGATGATGCCTGGGTCACCTGGGTGTTGACGACGACCTCGGCTTCTGCATTTGAGAAGCCGGCCACCGGATCCTGCTCCGGCGTGCCGAGCAGCTCGGTCATCTTGACGCCATCGAAATTCATCGATCCGTCGGCGTTTTGGACCGGTGTCCCGTCCAGATAGACCGATTGCAACCCGTTGATCAGGCCACCGATCTTCCCTTCGCTGACGATATCGAAGACGCGGGCGATATCGTTCGAGCGCAGGCTGTCGGGTGCTGTGACAGGATCTTTTGCCTTCTTGCCGCCGCCCTTGCCGCCACCTTTGGCGCCACGGATGAAGCGCGGATCGATACGGCTCAAACCGCGATCTCCTCGGTGAAGATGCCGGCGCTGCCAACGACTGAACCGACACGGATTTTGCGAGCAAAGACAAGCGGGATTGGCTCGCCCTCCTGGGTCACATTGACCGGGCCGTTGAAGAGGAAGGATGGCTTCTGGTCGGGTGCCTCCCGGGAGGCTGAGTTGCCGCCCTTTGGATGGGCAGACAGCATCGACGCCATGCCGGCGAGAATCATCGAGATGCCGAACATAGCAATCGACCCGTAGGTGACGCCGAATGCAGCGGTCGCCGCCATGGCTACGCCAAGCGAAGCGCCACCAGTGAATGGTGAGAGGACGACGGCAGCGATCGCAATGATCGCGCCGATAATGATCTTGCCGGCACCGCCAGCTTTGAAGCCGATTGGATAGGGGATCATGTGCAGCTCGGCGACCTTGCCGAAGGTCATCTTGACTTCGTCGATATCGCTCTCGGCGCCCGTGTCCTTGGGGCCCCGAATGACTTTCCAATCGGCATTTTCCAGGAACTTGTGAAAGCCGGGCTTCATCCGGATGAGCGCCCGCACGGCCTCGGCGGGAGACGCGACGTCCAAAAGAAAAGGCCCTCCGAACTGGAGGGCCGCGGCGCCGTGAAGATGGATCGTGCGGATCATCTCAAGTCTCGATGTCTATACCAAGCGAACGGCGCATTCGCGTAACGGGCCCAGCGCCCCAGCGGCTGCCGGGCCGATAAGTGCGAGGGATCGATCGGCTTTTGCGTCGTCAGGTGATGCAGAATCAGGCCGTTCCCGACATAGATGCCGGCATGGTTTGGAACCATGATTGGCCGCTTGTCCGCATCCCGGCCGATGCAGGCTAGGAATACTGCCCCGTCGACCGGCCCGTCGATCGGCTCGAAGCCATAGTCGCGCCACTGATCACGGTAGAGATCGTCACCATTCAGCCACCATTCCCAGTCGCGCGGATGTTCGCGCAATGGAATGTCTTGCGTCGCGTGCCAATCGACGAGCAGCGATTTGCAATCCTGGTGACCATGGATAAAGCCGCGACCGATCAGTGGGCCCTTCGGTGCTTGAGCGCCAAACCAGGTGATCGGCGTGCAGGCCTTGCCGTCGGTACCAATGATGCCCCAGGGCAGAGCCATTGCCTGCTGCTGCCGCATGTCCGTAGCGGACGGCACCGGCCACCAATCCGGGTGGCTGTGGATCACCGCCTGAAGGCGGCCGGCAAGTGTAATCTGGAGCTCATCTGGAAAGGCGAATGACTTGGTAGGATCGCTTGCCAGGTTGGGCACGGCCATGAAGGCGTTGTCGACGACCAAGCCGACGCATTCCTTGGGATACTCCGCCAATGCATGGGCATGAGCGGCAGCGATCACAGCTTTGCTGAACATCTCTATTTCACCCGTCCGGCGCCTGGAAAGCCGTGGAACGGCAGCTTCCCGGTCTTGCCGAAGCGAGCCTGGCAGCAGGATAGGTGCTTGCTCGCCACATCCTTGTCCTGCGTCGTCAGCCTGTCGAATAGGTCATAGGCCTGCGATCCCGTGTAAGGGCAAGCGGCCGAGGTGGTGTCGTAATCAAAGCTTGCCGTTGCAGCGTTCCAGCGGCGGTACCGGGCCTGACAGGTGCGCACCAGCTGGCGCTTCGGCAGCTGGGTGCCCTCAATGTCCACGGCGGCACGCAACTCCCATTCAATGAACAGCCGGTTCTGGGCAGATTTGCGGCTCACCTTGTAGATATCGACCTGCAGGACCTGCCCGGGATCCGGGTCGGAACCACTGTCGAGGAACCGCGCGAACACCTTGATCTTGGTCAGCGTCGCACCGATCAGGCCATTGTATTGCTGCAGCAAGGCCGTGCCGCCATTGCTGACATTGGACACGCGCACTTTCGGCCGCGCCACGGCGCCCTTGGCCTTTCGCTCATACCCCTCCCATTGCATGTCGATCGGGGTATAGATCTGACCACCGAAGCTGACCTCGGTGCCGAGATTCGTGTTATTGGTCCAGAAGATGACGTCGCCACCAAGCTTCGTCAGGTCCAGCTGAAACAAGGTCACTTGGGCATCCGTCGCCAGCTTCTGGGCGACGGCAGCAGACGACGTTACCAGACCTCTCAGCAGGCCGAAGGCGACGACATCGGTTGTGAACATCAGACGATATAGGCGACTTGAACGTTGGTGATCGTGAACGACGGCGTCGTGCCGCCGATCGTATAGGCGACGCGCCAGGTGCGCGGCAGCGGGTAGCTGACCGCCGCATTGGCCGCCGGCGTTGCACCTGGATAGATCGCGAGAACAACGACGCCGGTCGCGGTGATGGGGGCCGTCGCGGCGCCAGGAATATCATACCACGTGGTGCCACCATCGCTGGATCCCTGCAGCTTGGCGACCAAGGTTGGCGTGGTTCCGGAAACTGCGCCGATATTGAACGCGATGATCGCGCCCTTGGCATTGTAGTTGGTCTGGGTGGCACTACTGAAGTTCGTCGTCTTCGCTCCGGTGTCACCGGTGTTGACGTTGAAGTTGTTCCGGTGCCGGTCCCAAGTGGTGCCGTTAAAATCCTCGGCCGCGGCGCCCACAGTGGGAGCTGTCGGATTTGCTGCACCATCCGCCAAGGCGGCGGCGGCCGGAAGCTCGGTGTCGACCGTCACCGTCCCCTGGATCGTCGCACAGACGATGGTGTCCTCGTATATGGCCTGCGGGATGATGACGATGGACGCGCTGCCACTGGTCCAGGCGGTCGCGCGAACACGGAAATTCGTCGCGGCACCGCAATAGATGTCCCAAGCGCGGCTCGTGCTGCCCAAGACGCCGCTGCTGGATTCCACGATGCTGGAATCAGTTCTCACAGCCTGGGTACCGACCCAGGTCGTGCCGCCATCAAAGGAGATTTCAAAGGCGATATTGACGCCAGCATAGCTGCCGAAAATGGCGACACCCACACCGGCATAATCGTCGATCGACAGCGCAACCGTTGTGATTGCGGTGGTGATGGCGCCTACGGTCGCTGCGGGGCTGTCGTTCTTAATGGGCGGCAGGGTGTCGATATTGCCGTGCGGCGTATGAACGAAGACACCCGAGACGTTGTTCTCGGTCGTCTTCATGGTCTTCGTCAGACCAGTTGCATCCTTGAAATCAACGTTATTTGCCATTGTCAGCTGTCCAGATCAGCAGATTTGATGAAAGTTGCCATGACACCGCGCGCCTGGCCGCCACTGAAGGTCTTGCGCCATTTTTCGCAGGTGAATTTGGTTGGCGTGACCTCGTCGGGTGGTGTCCACCAGAAGGCCTCGACGGCACCCCGCGCGTCAAGAAAGTCCAGGATGTATTGCATATCTGTCGGTAGTAGATTGTCCCATTGCCAGGTGCCCGTCGGCAGGTTGGCGTTCAAGCCATCCTGGCCGCGCTGCACATAACCATCTCCCAGTTGCGCCTTTCGAATCCGAGGAGCGTAATCAACGGCCGAACCGGCCGGTTGTGGTGCGCGAGCAGGCGAGAAGGTCTGGAGAGCCATCAGCCGGCATATCCCCGGTTCAGCATACCGCCGTTGCGCATCTCATTCGTGAGGACCGAATAGACCAGCTGCTTCATCTGCGGTACCACCTGCTTCTGGATCTGGTCAGCGAGGTCTTTGTTCTCCTCATGCGACCCGGCAGACCCGGTGACCGTGATAGGCGCATTGATATTGATATCGCCTCGACCAGAGCCGCCGCCACGAAGCTCGACCGGGATCTTGCCAGAGGGAACCGGCACATAGGCTTCCGGGGTCGACCCTTCGCCAAACATCGCCAATTGTGGGCTGCTGGTGACGCCGCCGGCGGAATAGGTGCGCAGAGGCAACGATCCGTGCGAGGTCATGATGCCGCCATCAGCGAACCAGCTGGCAATGCTAGAGCCGAAGCTCAGCAAGCTGCTCAACCACCCACCGGATGAGGTATTTGCTGATGCCCCCGGACCTGCGCCCGTTGCGCGATACCCGCTACTGTTGAGAAATCCGCTGTTGCTACTGAAGATGCTGCCAATGGTTGGCAGCGCGCTGTCGCCGTTCATCCAGTTCTTGAGCGGGTTGATAGCGGCTAGCTTGAGCGCTTCCTGTGCCAACTCCGAGAGCACCGACGCTCCCAAATTGCGCAAGCTGGTGAGGGCATCGCCGGTCTGCAGCGCCATCTGGGTCAGGCCGGACCCAATCCGGTCGAAGGCTTGATCGAAGAATCCCGGCAACTCCGCCGAAATAGCCTTCTGGCGGGTGAGCTCGTCATTCATCCGAGCGAGATCTTCCGCGCCCTTGACATATTGCTGACCAGCTGTGGAATTGGCATCCACATGCATGCGATCCAGGTCAATCAGCGCCTGGGTGCGAGCCAACGCGATGGACCGCTCGTCGTTTGAGAGACGCAAAGTGTCGAGTTGCGCCTTCAGCACTTTGGTCTGGTCGGCCTGCTGCTGAAGGGAATGGTTTATATCCAGCTGCCTCGCGGCCTGATCCGCGTCAATCAGCGCCGCCGTCACCCCCTCGATCTCAGACCGCAGTCCGGAAGCCACCTTGGAATCCGACGTATTCGCCAGAGCGTTGCGCAGACTGCGCGTTTGAGCGTCGATCTGATTTGCCAAGCTCTGGTCATGTTCAGCGCCACGACCCTTTCCAGCGGCGGCGGCAAGCGATTCCTGCTGCCCGACCTGCTGATTCAGGGCATTCAACTGCTGCTGACCCTGTTCGAGCGCGTCAGAAGCCGCCTTGGCTAAGAGCCGCGCTTGTTCGGCAGCAGCGCTGTAGCCATCGGTGAGAGCGCCGAGGGTGGCCTCCCGGTTGGCATCTGCGGCCTTGCCGGCTGCATCAGACTGCGCCCAAGCCGCGGCGGCATCGTTGGTCAGCTTGATCGCCAGCTCAATCTGGCTGTTGCGGTCGCGCAAGGCCGTCGATTGCTGCTCGATGGCTTTGGCGCGAGCGGCTTCCGCGATGGCGCCGGCATTGGCTTGGCTGTAGGCGTCACCATGCTGCGCTGCATAGAGGGCGTCCTGATAGGCCTGGGCGGGGCCACGCTGGCTCGGCGGAAGGGCATTCACCGATCGGGTGATGGCGAGTTGGTCGCGGGCAGCCTGATCAGGCCGGGTCATGGCCTTCAGAGCCGCCGAGGCGCCATTGATCGCCTTCGATGTCAAATCGGCCTCTTCGCGGTACTGGGTCAGCAGGTCGTTCGTGCCGCGTTGATGCTTGGCGGTTTCCATGAGCTGCGAAAGCTCCTGCAGGTGCTTTTTGCCTGCGTCAATCTCGTTATTCAGTTTGCGCTGCTGATCCCCGAAATTGTCATACTGCTGAGCAAGACCCTGGATCTGCACGCCGGCATCGTGGAAATCCGCTTGATTGGCCTGAATGCCCGCGACGGTGCTCTGCGATTGTAGGATTGCCTTGAGCGCGTCGATCTGGCCCTGGATCGCCGCCGGATTGTCCGAAATTGGACCACCAAACCGGCCGCCATAGGGATTGCCGGCACGGCTCAGTTTGCCTTGCAACTCGGTAATATGCTCCTCAATCGTCTGGCCCCGACCGATGCCGGTCATGCTGTCCCAGGCCGACGAAGCAGCGCCAGAGACTGCATTCCAGGCACGGGCAAGCAAGCCGAGGCCGTCGGTCGATAGGTTCTTAATGCGG